TTTGAACTCGATTTGCTGGCCACGAAATGGAAGGATGGCGATATCGAGTTCAAAGATTTCTCCGGGGCCATCGCGACGCTATTCCGATCCATGGGATGGAAATTGCATTCAAGGATCACGATTTGGAAAGATCCCGTGGTCGAGATGCAGAGAACAAAGGCCCATGGTTTGCTTTACAAAACACTCTGCAAGGATTCGTCATCATCGCGGGTCGGCGCCGCCGATTATCTGATGGTATTCCGCAAGCCGGGTTTAAATCCAAAACCGATCCGACATGATTTCGGCGCATTCAGCCTCGACCGTTGGCAGGAAATCGCATCCCCGGTCTGGATGACCGTCGATCAGGGGAACGTGCTCAATGGCCGCGGCGCGACCGAACAGCAAGATGAGCGACATATCTGCCCGCTGCAACTGGACGTTATCGAGCGAGCACTGGCTCTCTGGTCGAATCGAGATGATCTCGTTTTCTCGCCATTCGCCGGCATCGGTTCTGAAGGCTATTGCGCCGTTCGGCATCATCGCAGATTCATCGGTGCGGAATTGAAGCGAAGCTATTGGGAATCGGCGCAAGATCATTTGCGCGGTGCCGTGGCCGAGAAAGAGGATCTATTTAGCGCGGCTGGAGTAGCCGTATAAACCAAAAAGCCCGCCATCGACGACGGGCTGAATCGAAACCGAAACCGTAACTATGAATAATAGAACCGAAATAGAAAGCGTCGTCAAGTCTGGTGCCGACCCATCGCTAGTCCGCTTCGTCCCCTACGGCTCCGCAGACGAGATCAAGCTCTCGATCAAGATCGTCCAGGACATCATCGCAGTGCCGACCAAGAGCGGGGCAACGTGCTCGCGGCGAGATGCGCTGAAGTTCATCGCCATGTGCCAGGCGCGAAAGCTCAATCCCTTCGAGGGGGATGCCTTCTTGGTCGGCTACGACGGCAAGAACGGCCCCGAATTCTCGCTCATCACGGCGCACCAGGCATTCCTGAAGCGGGCCGAGATTCATCCTGAATTCGACGGCATGAAAAGCGGGATCATCGTTCTGCGCAACGAAGAGACCGGGGAAACGATCGACATTGAAGGCGATTTCCATCTGCCCACACAGACCGTTGTCGGAGGTTGGGCAACGGTTTACTTCAAGAACCGAACGCACCCGATCAATCGGCGAATTCGCCTGGAGCGTTTCAATAAGGGGTATGCGCAGTGGCGGGATGACCCGGCTGGGATGATCGTGAAATGCTTCGACGAAGAGACGGAGGTTTTAACGACGATGGGCTTCGAGCGGTTCGCCAATGCGGAGGGTCGCATATTGCAGGTGACAGATGGCGGGCTTGAGCCGACTGAAAGCGTTCCGTTTGTCCAGCCCTACGGCGGCCTGATGATCGAGTGGGCGAGCAGGAACGGCAACTTCCGCGTGACGCCAAACCATGATTTGCCGCTGGCGATTAACGGGGAATCCGAAGCGAAAGTTGAGGCTAGGCATATTCTGGACATGCGCCAACGTGATGACGTTCTCATGCCGCTGTCCGCAAAATTCGCGCGATTAGACTACCCAGTCGACGACGACACGATTCGGATAGCCGCCGCTTACATTGCCGACGGATCTGACAATAGCAGGAGTTCCGGGTTCGCGATCGCGGTTAGTCGTGAGCACAAAGTTGAGATGCTCCGAGAAATCGGCGGTTACATCAGCGAGCGGGCGAAAGCCGACGGTGGTGATTCGGTCAAGGCAAGCTCCGGCCGGGTTATTACAACGCGGGCAGACAAGCGTTGCTTCTACTATTCCAGGACCGATCAACTCGATTGGATCGTGACGCGCGGAAAGAATATCCAACGGGATGCCGTGCTCGCGCTTTCCCAGCGGCAGGCGAAGCTATTCGTTGATACGTGGCTGCGCATGGACGGCGGAAAGCCATCGAATTGCAGGATTGGGCGCATTTACACCAGCCGGCCGGATCATGTTCGGGCGTTTGAAGTGGCTGCGTGTCTCGCTGGCTATTCCGTCTCGGAGCGCCGATCCCGGAAGTCCGACATCGGCGGCCGGAACTGGTATCTGACGGTAACAGATCGGACCCATATAAATCTTGGCCTGAGTCGCCAGCTAATCCGCACGTCCAATAATGAAGGGGCGGTCTGGTGCATCACTGTGCCAACCGGGAAGATCATTGTGCGGCGTCGCGGCTTCAGTGCCGTTTGCCATAATTGCGCCGAGGCCGATGCCCTCCGTTCCTCATTCCCCACGATGCTGGGCGGTCTCTACATGAAGGATGAGATCAGCCTCGACGTCGGTGCTGGAAAGCGCAACGACTCGGACGCGGTGAGCCTTGTGCAAATGGTAAATGAGACCACGCGCAGACCTGCGCCGCAGCCAAATGGCGATGAAGAAGCCGAAGCCGCTGCCGGTCTCGCTCCGGCCGCTGGTGAACGAATCCCGCCCGGCGAAGAGAAGCCACCGACGAACAGCTGTCAGGACCAGCTTGCGGCCATCGTGGTCAATGGCGGGTCCAACTTCGAGGAATGGCGCGCCTGGGCATTAGAGGAGGGGCATCTAGAGAAGAAGCATGCGGACTTGCCAGGATTCGATCTGGTGCCAGATGCCGTTTGCGTTCGGCTGATTCGGGCGAAGACGGGGATGCTGCAAGCGCTGGGCAAGAGAAAGGTGGAGGCGTGAGCAGAAGCGGCTATGTCGAAGACCTCGACACGTGGGATCTGATCCGCTGGAGAGGCGCTGTTTGCAGAGCCATTACGGGCGAGCGTGGTCAGCGCGTGTTACAGGAGATGGCGGAAGCCCTGGACGCCATGCCGGAAAAGCGGCTCATCCGAGCAACATTAGAATCCGAAGGTGAAGTTTGCGCACTTGGGTGCATTGGGCGGAAAAGGGGGATGGAGATGTCAGGTCTCGATGCCGAGGATCCAGAAGCTGTCGCGAAAGCATTTGGAACAGCGACGGCCCTTGCTCGCGAAATCGCATCCATTAATGATGATTCATATTGCGAGACGCCGGAGGAACGGTGGCAGTTTGTGCGCCGTTGGGTGGCGAGACAAATAAAGGCAAGCGCATGAACGCCCTCATCCTCCAAGATCCTTCCGCCCGCTCGATAGTCTTCCCGGATTCGGCCAAAGACGCCCGCGAAGATGCCCTCGAAGCCTGCGCGCTCGTCGGTGCCGTCCGCAATGCCGACGAGAACGAGAAGGCCCAAGCCGCGATGGCCATGAACGACGAGTTCCTTTCAAAAATGGAGTCCGCCAGGGTCGAAGCCAAAAAGCCGGCCCTTGAGGAATGCCGGTTAATTGACCGAAAGGTTGCGGAATTCGTGAGTGACGCGAAGGCCGAGCAGTTGCGCGTCCGCAAAATGCAAGGGGACTGGTTGACCCACGAGGAGGCCATCCGCAGGGATGCCGAGGTAGCGCGTCTGCGTGACATTGAGGCGCTCGAACGCCAGAAACGGCAGGAAATGGCCAGGAGCGAGAATCATGAGGCCAGGGAGGCAATCCAGGCCCGCTATGAGGGGATGCAGGCCACGATGCCGATGCCGCCGCCACCGCCGCGGGCGCAGGGCCAGAGCATCAGGCCCAAGCTCAACATCGAGATCACGAATATTGACGCCTTGAATGCAGCTTACCCGCATTGTGTGCGCAAGGAACCCAAAATGCTCGAACTGCAAGCCGTGATCAATTCGCTGCCCGAAGGGACAACGATTCCGGGCGTGACATTTGAGCGTGTCATTGCCAGCGGAACGGTTGGCCGGCGGAAACAGGGCGTCCTTGAGATTGGAGGGGGAGGATGATCGGGACTAAAGGACCAAGCCAGCTAGCATGCGGAATAGCTCTGCGCATTACTTTGGATGCGGCAAAGATCGATGCGCATGAAAAACCATTCATCTTTGGGGAATTCCTACGTGCGACGGCCGAACGAATTGACGAAGCCCTCGGCGAATTGCGCACGAAGGTTGATGAACTAGAGGCCGAATTGCGCAAATTTGATGGAATCACTACGCCATGGGGCGCGCCGATCGGACATGAACTACCCATTAAGCCCGAGCCGCGCGAGTGGTGGATGGTTGTTGGCATCGGCGCACCTGAGGGCTTGCTGTATCAGTGCGCCGACTCCTCGGCCGAGGCCCAAAAGTGGGCAGAAGGCTGTCAAAATCCCCTTAAAATCGTTCATGTGAGGGAGGTAGTGTGAAAAGCGAAGCTGAAATCCGACAGGTTTACGACGCTCTCAAGCGCATGGAATTGGAAGGCTGGCGCTGCTCGGATGATTTACTCGCTCGCTTGCAGCTCGTGATCGGTCTGGCTGCGTGGGTGCTCGACGAGCCGGAATGCGTCGGCGATCAAACGATCACGAAGTTGATAGCCCTTGGAGAAATCGTCGGCCGCGAAACAGAGGAGAGGCGCAATTAAATGAGCGAACAACGAGAACCCAACTACGCAGCTTGGGGCATTTCCGGAATCTTGGCCATTTGTCTCTTGGCTACTGGCGGAATGGTCGGCTGCCCGCATTATACGGTCTATCGCCAACGCCTTGCGGGGGCTGCGCTTCTCGCCCACGCTCAATCAGCAAAGGAAGTCGCAGTCGCCGAAGCTAGGGCAAAGATGGAATCCTCAAAATTGCTGGCAGAAGCCGAGGTCGAAAGAGCGAAAGGGGTAGCCAAGGCCAATGAGATCATCGGCGCAAGCCTGAAAGATAACGAAGCATATTTGCGCTACCTCTGGATCATCGACGTTGCCGGAGCCGGAACCGACAAGACGGTGGTTTACATTCCGACCGAAGCGAACATTCCAATCCTGGAGGCGGGAAGGTTTCTGAAGAAATGACCGAACCCGCCCCAATTACCTTTTACGCCATCGGCGAACCTCGCGGCCAGCCTCGCGCCCGCGCTTTCGCTCTCCCCAGCAAAAACGGGGGCAAGCCATTCATACGAATGTACGACCCAGGGACGGCCGAAGGCTGGAAAAGCCAAATCGCCGAAGCCGCCCGACCGCATGCGCCGTTCATTCCGTTATCCGGCCCGATTCGCATGGATGCGGTCTTCGTGTTCCCGCGGCCAAAGAGCCATTATGGCTCGGGGAAAAACGCCGACAAATTGAAAGAGGGGGCGCCGCAGTATCACACCGGAAAGCCGGACGGTGACAATTTGTGCAAGGCGGTTTGGGATTGTTTGACCACTCTCGGCTTCTGGCGCGACGACTGCCAGATTTGTAAGGGGGAGTGGAGCAAGGTTTATGTCGGATTTGGGATGTTCACCAAACCGGGCTGTCACATCACAATTACGGCCCTGGAGAAACAGGCCGAGCCGGCGCAGCAAAGGAGGTTGCAGTTGGCATGATTGACTCCAGAACAGTGCATGACGGTTTCGCGGCCGTCTTGAACAATGAAGTGCAGCACGGACATTTCAGTCCGCCGGCCGGTGATGGGTTCTTCAGCGCATCACAGCGCCGCTTCATTGCCCACTGCGAACGCTGGACGGCGGACTGAGATGTCTGGCCTATGCCGTATCTAAACTTAGATTTGAACTATTTCACCCACCCAAAGACTCGCCGACTGATCGGCCTGCTCGGAAGGGGATCGGAGATGCTGCCTATTCGTCTTTGGTGTCACTGCGGTGCTCACCATTGCGACACGGGCGTGTTGGCCGATTACTCGCCGCAGGAGATTGAGTCGATAGTCGAGTGGTGGGGAAAACCCGGAGAGATGCTTGCAGCATTGCTGAAGGTTGGCTTCTTGCGCCAAACCGAAGGCGGCTTCGAGATACCGGGTTGGCGGGAGTACCAAGGCCACATTTCAGCCTACAAGGAGAGGGGCAAAATGATGGCCGAGGCCAGGTGGAAGAAAGCAAGGGATGCTATCAGCAATGCTGCAAGCAATGCCAGATCCGATGGACGGACTAACGAAAAAGAAAGAGGGGGGAGCGCGCGCGCGACGGCCGCTCGCGCCGAGGAGCCCTGTCGCAACGGCGCTATCGCGCCACCCCCACCCCCGGGGTTCGCTGCGACAAGCCAAGCCGAAAAGGCCCGGTCCGCGCCACCGGTGGGGCCGCGTTTGGCCGGCGCCGACCAGCCGCCGGAGCCGCTCACCAACAAGCCGACGCTCGAACAGGCGCTGGCGAAATTCGCCGGCTCAGACTACCGCGCCGCCGAGGTCAGGGCGACGTGGCAATCGTTCGAGGCAGCCAAGGGAAAAGATGGTTCTTGGTGGTGGGGTAAGCGGCTTGTGGGTGATTGGCGATGGGCCATGGAGCGTCGAATGGCCGACGATCGGCAAGCTGGGGGCGGAAAGCCACCGGTGAGCGTCGGCGAAACCCTAACGCGCATTGCCGCTTCGGCTCATGCGATACCGTTGCCGGATCTGGATTAAACCATGACCATCAATTACACCTGCAAATTCTGCGGCGTCCCGGGCACGGCTACCGCGGACGACGACTGCCCAATTCAGAACATCGAAGCCTGGCGTTCGTGGCTTTGCTGCAACCGTTGTGGCGCCTTCCAGGAATGGTACCGGCGTATGACGGCAAAGATTCGCCATCTGTGCATCCAATGGGCGACAAAGCGACCGGAGGCGCGCCAAGAGGCCCGAGACGAATACTCCAAGGCTTTGACATCGCTCACGCAGACCACTGCTCTTCAAGTCTGCCGCTACTACCGCGTGGATTACGTCTGGGATTACGATTTCGTTGCGCAGCTCATAGAACGACCAGACAAAGCCGAGTTCATCGTCAAGGCATACGAGGACATCGTGAGACGGACCAAACTCGCAAAGCGCGAAATCCCACAATCCGCTTGAACTGCGCCCCAATCTGATGCCTCATTCAATTCCAAAGTGAACCACAACGGCGCCCCGCATGGATCGCAGGACTTCAACCTTGAAGATTTTACCCACGGAACGCCAGCCGGCTTCGGCGTCGAGTGGGTTGACGATTCGCCAACGCGCGTTGCCGTTGCGCACTTCGATTTCTCGGGCTTTGATTCGGTCGAGGATTGCGCCAGGGAATTTGTGCGCCTTGGCGGCTCGCTTGGTGACTTTATTCGACTCCTCGTCGACACGCGAGAGCGAGAATTGCGCGCTGAAGGAATGGCTGCAGTCATCGCGTTGCTCTGGCCGACGCGAAGGCCCTATCTCGCGCTTCGACAACTGGCTTCTGCGGCAAATCTTGCGATCTTGGACGGCAAAAGCGCGGCCGACATGGCCAGGATTTGCGGCGTCAGCAAACAGGCGTTCAAGCAAGGCGAGAAACGATTCAGCCAGGCGCTTGAGCTGCGGAAAACCCGGACGCAAAGATCGGAGCAAGGTCGCGCTCAGATGCGGCTGAGAAACCATCGCCATCAAACATGCGTGAAAAGAAAATGAAAACAGCGCAAGAATGGAGCGAGATTCGCGTGGCTGGCCTTTGGGGATCTGCACCAGAAAGTTCACTTAAAGAATTCATTCACGCCATTCAGGCAGATGCTTTGCGCCATGCGGCGAAGGATTGCAGGCATGCGGCAAGCCTTTGCACTTCCGAGCAGGCTAAATTTGCGCTCATATCAGTTGCACTCGGATTCGACAACCAATCCGACAATCTCAGCGTCAAACCCAATAAACTGACCGAGACAAAATGAGCGGCCTTCAACTTCCATCGCAGGTCAAATTTGACGGACGCAGCGCGCATTTCACGAATTCGCTCGACGAAAAAACGTGGAAACAACTCGGACCGCTCGCCGCAACTTTTCAGGACAATCTCAATTTCTTCCTGGGGGATTGGCTCAACTTCGGCCGGCTTGCGTATCAGCGCTGGCGGGAAAACGACATCGCCAAACTATCGGGGGACCAGCGCGATACCGCCGCCTCGGCCTATGCGGACGCCATTGCCAAGACTCATTACGCCTACGGCACGCTGCGGAATTGCTCATCGGTTTGCCGCGCATTGTCATTGCGTAGTGACAAATTGCCGTGGTCCCATCACGTCGTCATTGCGCCTTTGGAAGCCGACGATCAAAAGCATTGGCTGAAGGAAGCCGCAGCCCATCGGCTGAGCGTTTCCGACTTGCGCCAGGAGCTTCGCCAAATTGGCCGACGCGACGCCCAGGACGGCCCAAGCGAAGCCGCAACTGAACGCTGCGACTTTCCGTCCTGGCTCTGGGATGCGCAGCGCTGGCTGGCGCGGCAGAAGGAAGGCGAGTGGACCGCAGAGCGACGGCGCGTGTTCGCCGAGACAGCTCGGCCAGTCCTGGTTGCGTTGTGCGACTTCGCGGATCTGTCGCTGGTTGCGCCACCGTGACGCAGTGATTCGGTAACGATAAAGACGAGGGCGAATGAGCGCGCGCTGTACCGATAACTTTGACGATAAAGTGAAAAGGAATCTCTTGGGTGGAATAGGGGCGCCAGGTTACCATCCTCGTCCCGGCTCCTCCAGCGAGCGATTAACGTTAAAGTAGGCTACACAGGCCATGGCGCGTCGCAAACGATCCCCGCTCTCCAAGCTCGCCGCAGCGTTGTGGGTCTCCAGCGACCAGCGGCTTTCCAAGATTTTCGGCCATCACCGCATGAGTTTTTCACGCTGGCGCAAGGAGCACGACGACGCTCCGCGCCCTCGGGACAATGGCGATCACAGCGTGGAGGCTTGGCGCAAATGGTTCGCGGCGCACCCCGAGATCCAAAGTGATGAGCCACCGAGCGCGCAGAAGCTCGCCCTTCAGATCGAGACGCTCAGGGAGCAGCTTGATCGCATCCGCTTCGACAACCAAGTCCGCAAGGGCAAGTTCATGCTCACGGACCATATAACTCGCATGCTCAGCGAACTTTCCACGCTCCTGAACTCGACATTGCGCACAAAGCTCGAAGACGAACTGCCACCGATTCTGGCCGGCATGCCCGCGGCAGGCATTCGCATCGAGATGAAGAAAGTTCACGACGAGATTTGCCGGATGATGCAGGAAGGGAGCGCGAAATTGGAGGCACAGGGATGAAGGTCCGTTTCTACAAGGACGAACTGTATCCAATTCTATTGGAGACGACCAATAAGGATTATCGAGCTATCGACGTGCCAGCAGTCACATTGCAGCGATGGAGACGAGCCAAGAAGAAATTTTACGATACGCAGGATGAGATCCATTCGGAAATTAGGAGGCAGACCGGGGGCGAGGTAAAAATTTGACCCCTCTCGCCGCCAACGCCCTAGCCTGGCGCCCCGCCGACCGTCGTCCAATCTATGAATGGGCACGTGAGAACGTCAACCTCCCTAGCGCGTATGCAGTTCAGGGGCCGTTCCATGTCGAGAAATCCCGTTACCTGATCGAACCGTTTCACGCCATCGCGGACGATTCGGTCCGCGTGGTGACGACCCGCAAGGGCATCCAGACCGGAGGCTCGCTCCTTGGCGATATCACAGCTTGCCATCTCATCTGCAACCGGCCCATGCATGTGCTGTGGACGTTTCCGACCGATGAGGCCGCCGACAATTACGGCAACCGTCGAGCGATGCCGCTCTTGGAGAATTGCCCAGCCATCGCTCAGAAGTTCTCCGCGATCCACCGGCACAAAAAGCGCAAGAATGAAGTCCTCTTCGGCCCGATGTTCATTGCATTGCAAGGAGCCAATCTGCGGAACCTTCAAAGCTACTCCGTGCCCTTCATCATCAACGAGGAACTCTGGGAATGGGACGCGGGCATGTATCAGCAGGCCCTGGGCCGCGTGGCTTACTACTCGTGGCGCTCGAAGGTGCTCAACATCTCCCAGGCCGGAGAGCTGGGCGATGATCTAGATCAGGAATACGATGCCGGGACACAGGAAGTCTGGCATTTCTCCTGCCCGGAATGCCGGGTTTACCAGCCTTTCGAGTGGACGATTAGGCTCCGGGAGCGCGGGCCGGATGGCCAGCCCAAATATGCCGGCATGACCTGGGACAGCAACGAGCATACCCGGCCAGGTGGCAAGTGGCACTTTGAGCGGCTAAAACCAACGATCCGTTATCGCTGCGCCTACTGCGGCCACGAGATCCATGATACGCCGCCAGAACGGCGCGCGCTCAATGATACGGGCAAGTTCGTTGCGAAGAACCCGCATGCCAGCCACGAGCGACGTTCCTTTCACTGGAATTCGATCGCCTGCGATGAGGTGCGCTGGGAAATTCTGGTCGAGGAATATCTTCGGGCCAAGGACCAGGAGAAACTGGGCAACCGGGTTCCACTGCGGGAATTCTGGAAGAAGCGCATGGCTGAACCCTTCGACATTCAGCGCCATTCCAGCGTGGATCTGCTGCCGACCATCGAGATCGTCAGCCAAACGGACAGGGGCGCCGAGGTCCAGGGGGTTCTATTCCAGCACCGGCTCGCCGCGGTGGACGTGCAGCATACCCATTTCTGGATGCTGGTTCAGATGTGGAGCGCGGCCGGGGATATTCTCAACTGCTGGGCTGGCCAGCTTTATTCGTGGGAAGAGATTGCGCAGAAGCAGGTCGAATTCAGCGTTCAAAGCAAGAATCTGATGGTGGACGTTCAGCACCGGCGCCAGGAAGTGATCCGGGAATGCGTGCGTCGGGGGCAGAAGGAGCCGCTTCCAGATGGGCGCCTTGCATGGTTTCCGTGGAAGGCCCTTGAGGGAACTGATCTGCGCGGATTCACGCATAAGGTCAAGGTGACCGGCAAGCCAGACCGAACCGTTTTGCTGCCCTATTCGGAGGAGCAGAAGGCCGATCCGTGTCTCGGGCTCCGGGAAGGCGATCCGCTGCTAAAGGAACTCGCCGGCCGCCGATGCCCGGTCTATCGCTGGAGCAATCCATGGATCAAGGATGTGGTGATAGACCGACGCGACGGCAAAGCGGGCTTGAAGTTCTTGACAGCCTCGGGGGATTGGAATGCGGAATTTTCTCGGCAGATGCATAGCCAGCGCAAGCGGCTCATCCAGGACAAGCTCGGGCAAGGCAAATGGAAGTGGGAAAAGTTCCGGGATGATCATCTGTTTGACGCGGCGGCCATGATCATGGTTCGGGCTTTTCAACTGAGGATTTTGGGGGATAATCCGCATCCGCCATGAAACTTTTTAGTTGGCAATAGTAATGAACGCAGTAATTCGCTCTTCGCCGTTCGGGTTACCCGTTTCAGGCAATACGCCTTTGCGGCAGTGATGCGCTATTCGCCCGGCCTTGTGGCCTAGGGGTGACCAACTAATTTTTCCCATTCTTGACTAAGGCACGTTTTCCGTGCCTATCAACTACTTCGTTGGCCAGACCGAAGAGTGGCTGCGCGATCAGATTGCGGCCTGCCAGGAAGATATGGCCCTTGGCAAAACCCTGATCCAATGGGGCGCCGGCGATTCCTCGGGCATTCGTAAGGTTCAGCTCACCCCACAACAGCGTTACGAGCAGCTTTACTACGCGCTGTCGCTGATCGCTCCGGTCGATTTCCCGCCCGGTGAAGGTGCCCGAGTTCGGAGGACAACGCCCCGATACATCTATGGATCATGAAAATCACCGTCATCAAGCGCATCACCGATAATACCGGCCTCAAGGTCGAATACGAAGCCAGCAGCGAGGAGCCAGGCGATTCTGTTCCGGAAGCTATTGCGCTTCGAGTCTCAACGTTGTTCAGCGGCACGCCGAGACATCCGGTTGAGGTTTATTCGCTCCTGGTGAAAGAGGAGGAGGGGAATAAAGCTGCCGAGATAATTCACGGAGGACTCTATCGTTCATGATCCACGAGGACCAACAACATAGCGGCTACCGTTTCATCGACCGCAGGGCCGGCACGCCTCCCGTAAATGGGGCGAAATCGATGAGTATCGGCCTCTTCGCCACGCCCAGGTCCACCGGCCAGCACGACTACTACCGGCCGCGCCCATTCCCTGGACAGAACACTTCACGCATCAGCGACTATGAATGGAAAGAACTCGTCACATTTTCCAGGCAGCTGTTCGCGCAGATGGCCAATCTCGCATACGCCATCTGCCAAAAAAACCTCTATGCCATCGGCGATGCCTGGAAGCCGCACTACCACGGCACCAATGAAGCGTGGGGGCAAGAAGCCCAGGAATGGCTAACTCATCAATGGTATCCGGTCTGCGACATCCGGGGCGGCGTTTTCGACTTTACGACCTCGCTTCTCTTGACGGGCATTGCGCTCGACCTGGACGGCGATGATGCAATGATTTTGATGGAGGACGAGAACAGGTTGCCCAGGCTGCGATACGTCACAGCCATGGAGATCGGTTCGCGCCTGAAGGCCGAAGTGAAGGACGGTGCCCTCGACGGGGCCAGGATCGAAAACGGAATTCTATTGGATCGCAATGACGGGTTCATGGGCATTCAGATCCTTGGGGCAGCTCCAGACGAGGACATGATCATCCCGGCCTACAACTGCCACCTTCTTTATGAGCCGGAATTCAGATCGCTCTACCGCGGTGTCCCGAGGATGGCCAAATGCACCCTGGACGCTTTCGACACGCAGGACATCGACACATTTCTGAAGCGAACGGTCAAGTTGCATTCCTCGCGCGGGCTCATCCACACGACTTCGACGGGCGAGGCGCCGGCTGGAGGCGACCTAATCACCACTCGGGGCGGAACTTCCGGCGATAACAGCGCGCCCACAGAGGTCAAAGTCGAGAAAATCATGGGTGGAGAAATCTTCTACCTCCAAGCCGGTCTCGATGAGAAGATGGAGCCGTTCCGCTCGGACGTGCCTCATCCCAACGTGGAGGCGTTCATCACGCGGCTTGAACGTCGTTGCATGAATGCCCTGGGTTGGTTCCATGAGCTGGCTGACCCGTCCAATATGCGCGGGGCCAGCGTCCGGCTCATCCAGGACCAGGCCCGGCATTCGATTGCCTCCCGCCAGCGTGCGCTGAAATCTCGCGCCAAGCGAGCGGTGCAGTTCGCCGTCGCCCGCGCGATGGAGCTTGGCTTGATCTCGCGCAATTACGACGGGATGGATTCGCTCAAGTGGGGTTTTAACCTACCGGCACAACTGACGGTCGATGCCGGCTATGACGAGCAGGCCGATCAGGAAAATCTGCGGATCGGCACGACCACGATGGCCGCCATTTGCGAGAAAAAGGGCAAATGGTGGGAAGAAATCAGGATTCAGCGCGTCCGCGAGAATTTCAATCTGATCGATGCAGCCGTTGCGCTGATTCAATACGCCGGATCCAAGGGTCAGATCATCACGTTCCATGAGGCGCTCGGGTTGATGCAGCAAGACGCCGTGGCTCAGCCGAAACCCAACATGGCCAGCCAGCAGGATCCGACGGAGACGCAATCGGCCAGAAACTCGGCCGAAAATGAGGAACCGCACCGGATCCGGGTAAACCATGAGCTGGATTTGACGGTGAAGCGGCCGACCGATCGGCGGCGGGTCATCTTTGATCGCAATGCCACCGGGGATCTGATCGGAGCGCGACTCGCGGAAGGAGACTAAATGCCGTCTAGCCTCAAAACATCCCTCTTCGCCCGCAACGTGCAGCTCAACGCGCTGGCGGTCGCTGCCAACCATGGATGGCTCAAGATTTATTCTGGCAATCAGCCTCCGAGCCCTGAAATTGCGCCCTTCGATCAGGTTTGCCTTTGCATGCTGCGCCTGAACCGGGTCGCGTTCGCGCCGTCGCAGTTGGCGATCCTTGTCGCCAACCCGATCACGGACGACCTCGACGCTCGCGCGGGCGGGAAGGCGACGTGGTATCGGGTTTTCCAGAGTGATGGGATCACCGCCCTTTGGGATGGATCGGTTGGGCTCAAGGCGAGCGTCAAGGACAAGGAAACCGGCGCCAGGGATCCGGATTTGGTCTTCAACTCCGTAGACATTCAGCAGCATGCCAAGGTCAGCGTGACTAACTTCAGCTATAGCATCCCGCAATGACCGATGGCCTTCGACACGCACAAAATCTTCGCTTATTCGACGGTCGCTTCCGCCCCTTCGCCGACATCAAGCGGCACATCTCTGGAAGTGGCGTCTGGCGATGGCGCACTGTTCCCGGCGCCGCCATTTAATTGCACGGTTTGGCCCGCTGGTACCACGCCACGAATATCGAATGCCGAGATCGTGCGCGTTACTGGCAAGACTGGAGACGTATTCACCATCGCCCGGACCCAGGAAGGCAGCAGCGCGCGAAGCATAATCGCAGGGGATCAGATCGCCCAATCCATCACGCCCAAGAGCCTCACCGATATCGAGGACGCAATCGGGATCGCCACGTGCCCGGATAATTCCACCGATTACCGCTGGGTTCCCAGGCTTTCGGACGATGGGGTGACTATCGTGGGGGAATGGCAAGCTGTATGAGAAAACTTTTCCTGATCTTCGTCGCCTCGATGCTCGGACTCGGGCTGGGAGCGGCCCAGTTTGTCGGAAGCGTTATGGCCACCAACTCAACCGGACGACTGGTCGCGCCGACAAACTTTTTCTTCGGGAATCTTTGGGCTGGAAGCAATATCTATCTGGAGAAGACAAACCGAACCGGATATATCATCCACGGTTCGGCCGCGGGCGCAGCCGGAGGACCATTCCAACCAGCTAGCACCATCCTGACCAATCTCTCCGGGACCGGAGCCTTGACCAACGCATCGGATTTCCAACCCGCCAGCGAAGCGTTGACCAACTGGAGCCAATACACCACAAACATTTGGAACAGTCGCCAGGGTGGCTCTCTCATATTGACCAACCTTGAAGGCACCGGGGCGCTGACGAATGCCTCCGACTTTCAGGCGTCCAGCATGGTCCTCAGCAATATCGTTGGGACTGGCGCGCTCACGAATGCGGCGGACTTCCAGCCAGCTAGTGCCAATCTCACTAATTGGTCGAACATTCCGACAGGAACAATGGCCAACGTGGTATCCACGACGTTCCTTACCAACTGGGCCAACGCGGTCAGTAACTACGTAACAGCGGCCACGAACTCAGCTTCTGTCACTAATTGGATCACCCAGCGGCAGCCTGCCAGTACGATTCTGACTAATCTTTCGGGCACTGGCGCGTTGACCAACGCCACAGACTTTCAGCCTGCCGATGCGACACTGACCAACCTCGCCGGGAATTCTTACAAGGGTTACACAAACCAAGTTTTTGGCGGGACCAATATCTCCGTGCGGACGGCGGGAGGCACGAACTTTGTCGATACGACCGGACAACTCAATAACTGGGCGATCTATTCAACGAACGTTTGGAATTCTCGGCAGGGGGGCAGTGCGATCCTGACAAATCTTGCGGGCACAGGCGCGATCACGAACTACGCCGATCTGGTCTGGACAAATGCAGCAGGCGATCTCTATCCAGTCGTGGACCAGCCCAGGATCACTTTCGCAACAAACCGAATTTTCGGCCGGTTGATTAGGGCGGACGGGACAAACACCGCCTTCGGAAGTAATGCTCTGCCAGATTTAGGTGGATTTTATAACACAGCAATCGGGCAGGATGCGCTGAGCCTAGGAGGAGGAACCGAAGCTAACACGGCAATCGGGCACCATTCTAGCTACAGCAATTCAAGTGGGTCGTTTAACACGTCGGTCGGAAAAGGAGCATTGGAGCAGAACCAATATCGCAGCGACAACACAGCAGTCGGTTACCAAGCGTTGCAGGGGTTCGTGACTGGATTTGAAAACACCGCCATCGGATCCTCAACAATGGATGCTTTAACCGATTCGTATTACGGCACGGCATTGGGTTGGGGCGCGCTTGATAAGTTGCAGGGTCTTGGCAACACGGCTTTGGGTCATAGCGCAATGCTGAACGCGCAGGGTGGAGGAAGCTACAATCTAGCCGTCGGTTTTGAATCAATGCACAACGCCGATCGGCCCGATTCTGTCGTAGCTATTGGCCGCGGAACATTTGACGGAGTGGATGATATCACGAACATGGTCGCCGTTGGTAATGGAGCCACAGCGATCAGCGGATTTCTGACCAATTCGGTCGCGCTCGGGGCCAATTCTAGGATCACGGCAAACAATCAGATAATGTTCGGGACCAACGTCACGCAATACGTTTTCCGGAATTTGATTTATGCTTTCCCATCAGCTTACGGTTCAGACGGGTTTGTTCTGACCAATGACGGAGCGGGAAATCTGGGGTGGAATGTGGACAAGACAAGTGCGGGCGCTTCGGGGTTAAGCACGAATGCAAATCAGTTTCTAGGAGTTCCACTGGCGATCAAAAATGGTGCGTTCCTTACCAACTTGCTTGTGTATCAGGCGCTCAATCTCCCGCATCTTGCCGTTTCACAGAATGCGGTAATCAATGCCCAGGGTGATCTCACGAATTCTGCTGCAGATTTCAACTGGAGCCTCTATCCGACGAACGTCTGGAATGATCGGCAGGGTGGCTCAGCAATACTGACGAATCTCGCGGGCACCGGAGCGATTACGAACTACGCGGATCTGGTCTGGACTAACAACACAGTCTCGCTAAATCCGATCTCTTTTCCAACCAACATCCTGTTGCGCGTCGATGTGCCCGATGATGGGGTCGGGACAAACTTCTATTGGGATGCCAGAACATATAGGGCAAACGCCGCCAGCAAACTTTTCAACATATACAATGGAGGGAGCAATGCGCTAACGGTTGGCCCATTTGGCGGTGTTTTCATCGGTAGAAACAACGCCACTCCGGTAAATCTCTACGCTTTTAATGCCATACGTGACACAACCATCGGTGAGCCCAATTCGGCGTTCATCCAGACCAAAGCCGCCCAAAGCACAGTTGGCTACTTCGGAACCTGCCTGTTCGGGGTGAATACTAATTCCTCCGAACTTACCATGAGAACTTTCGATGGAGTTAATAAACAATGCATATTTGCTGTCACCGCGGATAACTTCACCAACTCCACATTAAAGCTGACTGATAAAATTGGATCGGGTGAACGCGGCGTTTTCTTGTCTCCAGGCATTGGGCTAACCTACCCCACCAACTACATGTTCAACACTTGGTATGAACTGACGAATACCGACACGCTTTTGAGTTTGCAAAACTCGAACACTCCGGTTTTTGAGGTTGACGGAATCGGTGATCTCAAGCTGTTAAAACGAGTCGCCTATTCCTGGCCGAGTGCGCAGGGCGGCGCGAGCACGGTTTTAGCCAACGACGGATCGGGCGGGCTCAGCTGGTCTGGATCGTTCCAGCCAGGAAACACGCGCCTGACCAATCTCACAGCCATCTCTTATACCGGATATACGAATCAGGTTTTCGGCGGCAGCAATACTTCGGTGAGGACATCAGGCGGAACCAATTTCGTCGATACCATTGGCGAGCTGAACAATTGGGTCAACTTTTCGACCAACACATGGAACAGCCGGCAGGGCGGGTCGTCGGTCTTGACTAATTACATCACGACGGAGGAGTTCAACGGCAAGACCGTGTTCACAAACCTGGATTTCACTGGAGCCAGGATCAAGACGATGACCAATGCAATCACTGGCAGCCGCACAAATAACCTCACGAATGCGGTAGGAGGCGCTTCCATGATCGTTTACGTCGTCGGGGATACTGCCGCGGCGGCGGATTACAATTACACTTTCACTGCGGCAGCCGCCAACATCCGGTGGATGAATTCGCCGACCAATGCCAACGCCATCGACGTTCTGATCCATTCAAATCAGGTCTATGCGTTCTGGTTCGACGTGACGACCAATGCCACCGGCCCGGCGACCAACATCATAGCCAGATGGGCAACGACCTCGCAGCGACCGATCCTAAACAAGGCAATTCCGATCTCGGCCGGAGCAGGAACTAGTAACGCATGGATGGGGGGCACAGTGTTCCTGGATGCGGTCACCGCAACGACAAATCTTCAGGCCACCGCTGTGTACACGAATCTATTCACGTTCACGGTTCCGGGAAATACGCTCACCAACGTCGGAGACGAGCTTGAATTCTACCTTTCCGGCAATTTCAAATTCGGAACGGCGAACACCAACGGATTCAAATGCATTTATGGCACCTCTACGGTGTTTGACACCGGATTCCTGACCATTAGCAACTGTCCCTGGAAAGCGATTATCACCATCACGGGCACCGGGGGTTCCGCTCAGCGTGTTGAGGCCGAAGTCATCGCGCAGAGCCCGGCCGCGGGATCGTTCGGAAATGCCGCGCTCACAGCTTACAGGACCAACATGCCATTGGCTCAGGTGAATGGCACGACCAACATTTTTGCTTTCCAGGGAACTTCGCGGGTTGTCGCTGCAATCACCAACGACTATAGGCGAATCCGTTGGAGCCCTGGGCCTAGATAATGAAAACAAAACTCCTATTCCTGTTCTCGATTCTGCCGTTCTCGCTTATGGCTCAAACCCAATGCGAGATCGAACTGATGAAAGCGATGAATGGCGGATTGCCGCTCACGCTTCAGCCTGGAATCGAGCAGGTCATCTCATGGGATCTGACCACTTGTTGGTTTGGCATCCAGAATTTTCAAATCTACGTGCAAAAGCCTCGGGCTTGCCCGACGTGCACGCAGCACAATTTGCCTCCGGGAACTCCACTGACCTTGCTCGCTACGAACCTCACCACGGGCGCGTCTACATCCTGCCCGTCGTTCAACTGTTGGATGGGAACTGTCAGCGCCAACAAGATCGAGCTTCATCTGCTGCTCGCTGCCACGGCTAAGAAACCGCTCAAAGTTGAGGTCAGCACCACGGCCGGACTGGGCGGGCCTCCATAAATGTTTGGCGAGTTCCAATTTGGGGAACCGTATTTTGGCGAGGTTTCGGATCAGCCGGTTGTAGCGCCGCCAAGCCCGGCCCCAGGAAAGGGCGATGGACGGCCCGAAAAGCGGCGCCGGCGGATCCCGCGGATCTTCGAGTGGCGCCCATCCTATCGGCGCCAATACGTCCAGGAAATATCCGGCCAAGGCGCGGCGATCCGCGCTGCCGGTCAAAGCCAGGGACTCGGAACGATCATGCTCGTCTCGGGCTCCGGCAGAGCCATCCGAGGCTCGGCGTTCCCAGCCAAGGCGCAACACGGGCGCAACCTGGCTCCAGTCCTGGCCAGCGGTCGCGTCATTGCGCCCCAAGCCCGATCTCTAGCCCGAGGCCGTCGTGTGCTGGACACGCGCTGGGAAGAGGAGGCGGTCGCCCTTCTCTTACTTGATGACTAGGCATCTCATTCTGTGAACAATCGGATTCAAAGATTTTTCGGTCAGAGCTGGCACATCTGCCCAGACGCGATCGAACCCTTCCTGCTCTCTGTCGCCCGCGATTCCACCGAAGAAGAGTCCGGCCCAATGGCCAAACGCCCGGCCCATGATCGCTATGGCGACTCGATTCCGGCATTGGAGATGACTGACGATGGGATTGCCATTGTCCCGGTGCATGGTGCGATGGTCAAAGGCGCGACTGGCTCCGACAAATATCGATACGGGGTGACATCCCACAGCGACATCGAGGACGACCTGGATGAATCTCTTGCGCGCGGCGCGCGCGCGATCCTGCTCGACATCAATTCTCCCGGAGGAACCGTGGCGGGAACCCCGGAGCTTGCCGCCAAAGTGGACAAGATCGGCGGCGTCGTGGACATCTACAGCTTCAATGGTCAGCTCTCCGCATCGGCTGCCGAGTACTTCAGCGCCGGGGTTTCCGCCCGCTTCGGCGTCCGATCATCCATCAACGGTTCCATTGGGACAATTCTACAAACGCTCGATATCAGCAAAATGCTCGACATGATGGGCGTCACGGTGAACGTGTTCGCCTCTGGAAAATACAAGGGCACTGGAAACCCAGTCAAGCCGATGACCGATGATCAGCGTGAATACGTCCAGAGCCTAGTCAAGAAAATGGGTGGCGAGTTCAAGGATCACATGCAGATGCATCGCCCGCTCCAGGATGAGCATTTGCAGGGGCAGGTCTTCACCGGACAGCAAGCCCTGGATATTGGGCTACTAGACCAGATCGTTTCCAGCCGGGCGGAAGTGCTTTCCCTAATCTAAAAGCCACTGACGGTTGACTCCCGCTGGGATTCTCAGAATGAATCTCATCGAGACGGTTACGACCGGCTTTGCCGAGCTAAAGGCGCTCCTCTCCAGCAAAGTATCCCTTGACGCTGAGCTGACCCAGGCCCGCGCCGAGAAAGAGGCGCTCTCCACGCAACTGAAGGCGGCAAACGATAGCTTGGCCGCATTGCAGCAAAAGGACGAATCGGGCGCGACCACGATCGCCGCCAAAGACATCGAGATCGACAATCTGAAGGCAACGGTCGCGGCCAAGGACGCCGAGATCGCCAAGCTCAATTCCGAGGCCAAGAGTTTGGGCGAACGAGCCGTTGCCTTAGTCGCCGGCCAGGGCATCGCCTCCAAGGAGATGCCATCCTCCCTTTCGGCCAATACCAGCAACAGCCGCGAGGAGCTGATGGCCGAGTTCAACAAAATCACAGATCCCAAAGCGCGGGCCACGTTTTACGCGAAGCACCGCGAGACACTCCTCGGCTGATTCTTTCTAAAACTCTCTGATCTATGCCCAACACACTCGGCACACTGGCCACCTCGCTGATCGTCCAGCGCGCTCTGGAACTCATTTACACCATGCGGCCCGCGCTGCGGCTCATCGCCCTAGACGTGGTAGATCGCGAGACCGGCTCGCCCGTCGCGTATTTCGGCCAGAATGTCATCACGCGCACCTTTGCCAATGCCGTGGTTGGCGATTTCGGCGATGCTGTCGGTACGCGCTCGGATCTCGATGTCAGCATTACGCTAGACAAATTCAAGCAGGTTTATCACGCATTTACGCCGCAGCAATACAGCGGAACGTCGCGCAATCTCATCGAGGAAAGTGCCGAACCGCTCGCGGTCGCCATGGCCAATCATATGGTTGATGCTGTCGCCGCGCTCTGGACGGCGGCGAACTTCACGACCACCCCTATCACGATGGGCGCCGGCTGGGATTACGATCATTTGGTCGATGTCCGCAAGACGCTCAACACGATGGGCGTCCCAGATATGAGGCGCTATTACATTGCGAACTCAGATGTCTATGCATCGCTGCTGACCGATCCAAAGATTGTTGCCGCGTTCAACAATCCCGGCAATCAGAACGCCATCACGTCGGGATTGTTGCCCAATGTCGCTGGATTGCAGTTAGCCGAATATCCCGCGATGCCTACCACGGGCAATATGGTCGGCTTCGCAGGCTACTATGCCACTTGCATCATGGCCTGCCGCGTGCCCAAAGATCCGCGCGAGGTTCTACCGAATGCGGGTTTCCCAGGCAATATCGGCATCGTTACAGATCCACGAACCGGCCTCTCCGTGATGGTCAACGAATGGATCGAGCCCGATACCCTCAATGTCAATACCCGCATCGTCTGGATGTACGGCGTTGCCAAGGGCAATGAGACAAACAACGGCAAGACCGGCGTGCTCGTCATTAGCAGTTAAATGATCTCACGCGCGCGCATTGTCATCGGTGAGACTGTAGATGGGAAGCTGGAGCTCCTCCACGCTAGCTTTGATCCGGTCCGGGCACTGGCCGTGTTCCGTGACAATTCCCGGAACGTTTACCTATCCGATGTGGCGATGATTGAAAACGGGGTAATTACCCGACGGGCCCGGCCGGCAATCACGCCTAAGTCATCGCGAGTACAGGAACCGCCGGTTCCGGTATCGATTCCAATTACAAAGAAAACGAAGAAATGAAGACCATTCAAACCGCGTTACTTACCCTTCTCTTGCTGTGCGTCTCCACCATGGCCAATGCCCAGAGCTATGGCGTGGTCACGCTTATTAGCGGTGGAACCAACAATGTCGCCGCGGCAGCAACGAACACCTACACGGTTCCGGTAATGCGACTGCTCCAGGATGAGCAGATCGGGGTGTTCGTCAGTTTCAAGATGCCCGTGGCCGGCAACAGTAATTGCACCGTCCGCTTTGCCCGAAGCCTCAATGGCACCACGTGGGAAACAACGCCGTCTTTAGTCGTGGCTGCCACCACGACCAATTTCATTACTAATCTGACCTTTGGTGCGACGGGCTATCTTCGGCCCTCTACGGTCGAGAACGTCAATGCAGTGGCGCTTACGAATGTGACCGTGAGCTATTCGATTAAGCCAGCCACGCGCTAAAAGTTCCACATGGAACATTGCTGAAGAATGCCAGACAAGACTGCGCTCGAAAAACAAATCGAGGCAGACATCGCGGAGGCGCAGGTCGATCTTCCGTCGGTCGTAACTTGGAAAGGTTCCGATTACGACTGCATGAGCAACACATATAGTAATGAGATCGTTATCGGCCCTGATGGAAACCCGGAGGAGATTTCGCTTAAGCTACGGCTGAACCGTTCATCTTTCGCCGACAACGTTCTTCCGATTTCAGGCGAGCACGCGACGTTTGAGGGAGTTGTCTATAAGATTCGGCGGGTCCGCATCATTCATAACGTCTTCCTTTGGCTTGACCTGATCAGCATTAACCGCTGAACAGTTTATGCCCGATGTCTCAATCCAGATCGATACCCGCGCCTTCTCTGCCACGCTCCAGCAATACATGGAGCACACCAAGAAGGACATCGCCGAAGTGGTCAACACCAAGGCGTTTTTCATCTGTCTCAAGGCCCTCAAATACACTCCCGCGGCACGCTCGTCCCAGATCGAGCGCGAGCTTCGACAGAAGATCATCGTGGACCGCAGATCCGGCAAGACCGTGATCCGCAGGAGCAGGAAAGGCGTGGCGCGAATCAACCTCATCGTGAATGCCCGCCAGAGACATAAAGGCGAGCCGGGATTATCCGGGGCTGTCATGGAGGCCGCCGCGCTCAAGATCATCAATGCGCGCAAAGCCGCTGTCGGATTCGCAAAGGCCGGCTGGGTCTGGGCAATGCGCGACATAGCGCCTTACGTTCCATCGGCGGCCAAGTATGCCTCGGAGCGCGGGATCCGAATTGGCAGCAAAGCGATAGGGTCTTCCGTCGTCGCGCACCCGGGATTCACCGCAGCTGCTCAAATCGCCAACCGGGCATGGCCGACGCGCACCCCAAAAGTAGCCAATGCTCAGCGCCTCCAGGATTTGATGCGGGATGCCCTCTCCCGCGCCGTCGAGGAGGAGCGGGCGTCCATGGTCGAATACGTGGAACGCAAGATGACCGAACGAGCCGTCGAGATGGCCAACAAGGCCGCATGAGTCTGAAGCAAAAGATTGAGGCGGCTTTCGTAGACACGCTCCGGAATACCAGCGAGCTAGATACCGCAGTCGTCAAGTTTTATACCGGCCAGGAGAATCAGCGCACGCCCCGCGGGCTGCCCTGCGTGACGGTAGATGCGTCCGGAAGCCGCGAGGAGCCTCTGAACACCGGGAACTTCAAATACCGCGTCCTGGTGGGAGTCTGGGGCAGCGCGGACCAAGCTCTGGAGGACGATCCTTTGCCGGAGGAGCTGCATGCAGAGAACGTCCGGGCCTGCCAGCGCGCGCTCAATATCCCGCAGCGCGACCTGGCCGCATTGCTATCCACGGGGGCCGGCGATTTCCACTGTTTTGGCGTGGTGCGGCAGGGACAGGTTCCACATGAGCCAGATCGGCGCGCGTTTGTGGATTTCTTCAGCTACGAGGTGACGGTGTGTGAAGTTACCTTCGTTTGATGGGTTGACTCGTTCGCCGTTATCGTATGGCCAACGAAATCTCCGCCACAGCAACGATTTCATTTTCTCCGACGCCAAGCGTTCAGATCCTGAATGCAACTTCAACCGTCATTGAGACGCCCACGACGAAAAGATTTGTTCGCATGATCGGGTTAGCGCCAGACTTCAGCCAGGCGATCCCATTGGCAACTAATGTCTATCCAATACTGGGTGGAACTCCTGGATGGCTATGGGTGAAAAATATCGACCCAATAGGCGAGTTTATTTACATCTTTGTCGTCAACCCGGATCAAATCTCATATCAGTATGGTTTAGAGATAGCGAGATTGTACCCAGGCGAGGCGATGTTGGTGAGGATCGGGCGAGGCATGAGCAATCTCGGCGCTCCAACCGGCGTGGCCAACTACATGATTACAGGTAGCGATTCGGTTCTCTATGACGCTGTAATAATGGCCGCATAAATTTTTATGGCAAAAACAGTTACAGGTTCAATTTCGTTGTCCCTCTCCAGTGTGCCGCCACTGGCGACCAGTGCGTCACTATCAACCCTCCAAGTTGCGGTCGGGGGATTTGGCTATTATGCCATCCAGAATTTCCCGACCGTTACATGGACCTCCGTTTACCTCGGGGCAATCACGTCCGATCTGGGCTACGTTTATTTTAAAAACGGAAGCTCAACCAATTACATCGAAGTCGCCATCGACAGCGGCGGGACGAAGATTTTCGCCAAGATTCCTCCGCTAAAGTTCGCATTCATTTGTGCCCACAGCGGAACCGCTGCGTATTGGATCAGGGCCAACACGGCGGCCTGCGATGTGACGGTCTGGGCAGCGCAACTCTAACTCTTTTTATGGCTAACAAGATCACTCAAACCATCACGCTGAAAGTTGCCGGTTCTGCATCCACTGCTTCTGTTTCCAGCACGACGAACGTCGATCAGGTCGGCACGAATTACACGGAGCAAACGCAGGTAATCACGGAATCCGCGCCCGTGCAACTGGACATCGGCGACAGCATCCCCGAAGGCCAGCTTGGCTATCTATTGGTTAAAAATCTGGACGCGGCAAACCCGATCGATATCGCAACTGATAACGGGATGGTAAATACGATCGCGACCATTGCCGCGAATACTGGCTCAACCGTGTCTTCTCCAAACGGAACGACCACGCTCTATGCGAAGGCAACAACGGCCGACGTACAGATCGTTTTCCTGGCTATCCAAACTTAACCTATGCCCGAATCCCAAATCGGAAAAGCGGTGGTGTTCGGGATCGATGGGACGATCCAATACACTGGCGTTGCCGCCAGCGGCGCCGAGATCACCAAAATTTCCTTTGAAGATCAGGTCAAGACCTACGAGCACAAGAATCGCAAGGGCGAAGTCGTCGGGATGACCTTCTATAATCGGACAAAGAAGGCATCGATCGATTTCTACCCCACTGCGCCGGCGGGCGATGGGGCAATCGCGCTTGCGGCCGAGAACATGCATCTACCGGACCCGGGATCCAAGATCGAGCTCGCCGACCATGCCGGCGCCGATCTCAATAGCGATGTCTGGATCTATGTGGGCGGGGGCACGATCGAGTTTACCAACGAGGCAGAGGCGAAGATGAAACTTCCCTGCATGCAGTATTCGACCGACATCAGCACGCCGAGCACCTGACGGTAGCCGGCTGGATTCCGGCACCGTGACACCAGAGCAGCAATTCCTAAACTCAGTTGTCCAGGAACCGATCCGGCTTCTTGGCCAATGGCTCCGGCCATATTCGGTTGGTCACGAGATCCTCTTGCAGCGGCATGAGAACGTTTTCCGGACCGGCATTGCCTCCGACGATCTGACACTCCGAATTCATCTCTTCATGGGAGTTTTTATCTGCTGCCAGACCTGGGCTGAGAACATGGCCGCGGTGCAGGATGATTCTATTCCGAAGAAAATTCGTAAATGGCAGAAGCGGTGCGGAGATTTCTCGCTGACGGAGAAGTCCAACAAGTTTGCTAAATATGTCAATGCTGGCTGGCCCCTGACGTTCGTGTCGAACCCGGTAAAGCAGAAATATTCCAGGCCGATCGCAAAGCCAGGAGCGCCGTTACTGGCGATGCTTCAGTTGTTCCAACTGCGCCGACTCGGACTCTCGGTAAGCGAGGCAATGGATATGCCTTTGGCAAATGCGTGGAATCTGTATTTAACGCACGGCGAACAGGAAGGGGCGGTGAGAATTTACAGCAAAGACGATAAGACGACCGACGATGCCGCGAGGGCCAAAGCCGCGTCTCTAGGACTCCAGTTGATTAAGAAAAGGAAATAAGAATGGCTTTTGAGATTTCAGCAAAAGTTTTAGCCGATGCCAGCGGGTTTGACGCCACCATGCGCCACATTCAGGGCACTGCCTCCGAGGTCGGAAGCCATATAGTCTCGCACGTCGGCGGCGCGTTGGCCGGAATCTTCTCCGTGGGTGCCATCGAGAACCAGGTCGAAAAGGTCATCGAGTATGCCGACAAAATTAAGAACCTGAGTGTGCGGACCGGGATCAATGTTGAGGATCTCCAAAAACTGGATTACGCAGCGACGCTCACCAATTCAAGCCTGGACGAGGTTACAAAAGCCGTCGAACGGTTCGGAATCGCCCAAGCCAAGGCCAGAGCCGAGGGCGCTGGAGGGGAACATTTTGAAGCGTTCAAACGGATGGGCTTAAGCAAGGAGCAGATCAACAACACGGAAGATTTCGTCCATAACTTTTATCAGGTCGGGGAGCACATCAGGAACGCGGCCGTGGACGGGCAGTTGCTCGCAGATTTGACGGCCACCATGGGAAAGCATGCGAGGGAATTGGTGCCGGCATTCAAGGAGGGTCTAACGGATATGGCGGCCGAGGCGGAGAAAGTTGGAGCGGTCATCCCGACCGATAGCGTCCTGGCGATGGCGGAGGCGTCGGACCGGATCAAAACGCTATGGATACAAATCCGGGCGATCATGGCAGAGGATGTCGCCATGCCGATACTCACTAATTGGGAGAAGGCATCGTTTTGGCTAGAAAAGATGGTGCTCTGGGGACAGACCCGGCGTGAGGGTTTTGCGAGCGGCAAAACGCCGGAGGAGATCGCAGAAATGCTCAAATCCGCCAGGGCCGAAGTTGACGCGGAGGAAAAGGGAAGCAACGAGGCCCGGGATGCCCGCATGGAAGCCGCCAAAAAGGGCAGACTTCAGGACGTGCCGGAATCCAAGGAGGAGGAGAAAGCGGTCAGAGCCCGCAAGGAGACCGAGGAGAAATTGGACAAGGCCCAGGTCGCCGAAGCCGCCAAGATGCTGTCCATCCGGGAGAGAATCGCCGAATCCAAGCGCAAGGAGGCCATGGAGGGAAAGAGTGAGCAGGAGAAAGAGCGGCAGGCTACCGAAGAGATAGCGTCGATGAAAAAGAGGATGGAATTCGAGCGCGATGTCGGCGGCGCAACGGATTTAGAACTGCTCCAGATGCAGGAGGATATCAGCAAGAGGGAGCTTGAGTTGAAAAAGATGAAGAGCAGACCAGATCAGGACAAATACATCACCGACTCTCTGGCCCGCGTGGGCGGCTATTCAAGCAGCGCGCAGAGCAAAATGGAGAGCCTGGCCGAGAGGACGGCCCTAGCGACTGAGGAAATCGCCAAGAACACCAAGGTCGAGCTTGCTGGCGAAGAATATGCTCTCTGATCTATGCCTGCCGTAATTGGAAACACTACCGCACGAATCGTCAGCACTGAGACGGTCTTTGACCCCAATTTCGGAGAACAAGAGATCCAACATTGGGAAGGCAGCGAGGAAGCGTTGATCACCGTTGCCAGAAACGAGATCCTCCCCTCGGGTGGAAAATGCCGAGTCCAGCAGGGCGAAGGGCCGATCTACCGGATGGCCGTTTCCTATGGCGAGGTGCAAAGCGGCGGAACCACGGAGCAGCCGATTGATCGTTGGGAGCGCGTCACCGAATACATCCAGGAGGATCTGCGCAACAACCCAAACGTCATCTTCGCGGCGGGCACGGCGGCCACGCTCAACAAATGGGTCCAGGACATCAAGGCCGCGCTCAAGAGCAATCTGACCCTGACCCAATTCTACGCTACCGATGCCGATCCGACTCCAACGATCGCCGATGAGCAACAGATGATTTACGAGCTATACGCCCGCGGCACGGAGGCCCACGAGATCAAGCGTTTCGTGCTTCGCCTTCGCCGAACCATCAGTGTCAATTTTGCCACCCCTTCGATTGCCAATGCGCTGGAGCGGATTTTCACGACCACATCGCTGATCGCGACATTCGCCATCCCGCCAGAGGTCGCCGGAACGCTGCCGGCCAATCCATTCATCGCTCCTGCTCACACGGCCTGGGCCTGGAAACAGCGCCAGGACAATTCGGTTTTCCTGCCCGGATTGAACAAAATCGAAGAATCCAAGGATTGGGTTTTTGCGGCCTGGAGCACGCTTCTTTATACGCTCGTATGATTACCGCCCCTCCACCGCTGCCACCGCTGCGAAACCAGAAAGCACTTGGGGATTGGCTGAACCGATTGCGCGATTTCGCCGTGATGCAATCGCCAATGATTGCCCAGGGCGTTCATACGAGCCGGACCATGGTCGGGACGTTCCGTCGGGCTATCCCGGAGCTGCCGGTCGGCATCACCCAATTTCGGATCAAGGATTGGCGCGACTCCGATTATCTGATTTGCCGGCCATGGAACGGAAAGGTTGAGGGCAGCAATGACGTTTATGTGGCCAAGAGCTATTACCTAAGGGCCGACGTATTTGACGGAACCTCGATCGATATCGAGGTCGAGAGTTTGGATGAAACGGATACGCTCGTGACCGAGACTCACACGCTCGAGTACGAATATCATTCCTCGACGTTTCGGACCGTAACCGATGGCGACGCCTCGGAAACAGAGACCATCATTCCGCGGTTCCTGGAAGATGACGTGATTCTGGCGGCACCGTCAACCGAGTTGCAGGTCGTCTTCAATTTGGGAACGGACATTTCGCCGGACTTTCACGCCACGCAATGGGTGGATCTTAACTGCGACGCCCGCGCCTGGATGAAATCGAGTTGAGGCATGCCGTTCGATTTCAACTCTCCGGCAGAAAGTGGAGCATTCAACGTAGGGAAAGAGTCTCCGATTCGCAACGCGATGGTCCGGGATGAGTTTGACGGCACCTTCACCCTCCGCTTTTGGTATAAGCAAACCACGCTCAATGTCCAAGGGGTTAATTTCGGATATGACGCCGGAGTGATTCCACTTTATCTCTTCCGGTGGTTTAAGGATGAAACTTCGGATTGGTGGGGCATCCGCGCCGGAGGGAATGGGTTGGAAATGGTATGCCGCAGCCATGGCACAGTTTACGTGCGAGCAAGCCAGCTCGTCACTTTCACGTCGATCGGAAATTATATGCATGTCGTTGCCGGTTATGTGAGGCAGACAGCAACCGGCTCTGGACATATATTCATGGAGATAGATGAGGGGCCGTTTTTTACAATAATCCGAAATTTTCTTGAAGTTCCCCCGATGGGTCCGATGCCCGCTGCTGACGGTTGGGGGTTCACAATGCGTTCAACCGGGGAAAATGGAGAGTCACAATTCGATGGTTCCGCCGTGGCTTATTACGATGAGATCGCAATCTGGCGCAGTTACCTCACCGAAGCACAATCGACCATTGATGTGAATGGTGGGGCCGGTGTCGGATTGTCGAGCACGCCGCAAGCCGACAAACTGGTGGCATACTGGAACTGTGATGCCTTTTTTACTTCGAGCCCGTTCAAAACGCTCCGCGATGAAATCCAGGATTTCGATCTAGTAGCTAACAGACCCTGGACATGGGCCACTGGACCGCCTCCCGATCCCGGCGAGGCATTTCCGAACGGAACGGGAGAAATTGTTGCTGGCAAGATTGGGAACGCGATCAATATGTTTGCGCTGTTCGATCCCGGACTATTCGGCGGCGGCGCTTTCCTTGGGGACACAAATCCGCCGAGCGCATACATCATGGCCAACCCAAACGAAACGATGGATTTCGGGGTTCCTGGGGAATAGTTGACTAACCCCTAAAAATCACATGGCGCAACAGCTCCGACTTTACAACGTGGTGGATTCCAAAAAGTTGGTTTCCCACGCGACGAGCCGGGATGAATTCTTTCTGCCGGACTTTTACCGCGGTGAATCTCCATCAGTCGAGTACACGCTGATGACCCGCAATGAGAGCGGGGACAGCAAGATCCCGTGGATCCTCGTCGCTCCGGGAGCCTATTCGCTCAAGGTCGGACTGTTCCGCACCTCAAACGATGTCGAGTTGGCTTTCCAGGACACGTTCACGGACGTTTCGCCAACGTCCAGCAAGGTCGGGACGCTTGTCTATGACAGCGCCGCGGTAACCAATGCCCTGGGTGGCTCCGTCAAAGTGGATTGCACTTTTGAATGTCAGGTGACCGATTCGGGCGGCAACATCATCAAGGCATATCAGCGGCCGGTCACGCTCAGGAAGACCTACATCACCTCGGCGACGCTCACGATTCCTCCGGTTGAAATCGGGGCAACGCAAGCCTGGGTTAAGTCCATCGCCATTCCCAAGGATGGCAGCGACCCGGCCAATCCCTGCGACGGCTTCATTATGCTCAGCCGGCCCAGCGGAATCCCGATCCTCGTTTATTTCGACGACAGCGGACAAATTCATCATGAGCCACAACTTTAATTTCAGGCTGGCCCCACTCCTGGCGCTCCTTGCCGCAATGCACATGCTCTCCGTGCGGCAAGTCCAAGGGGCCAGCCTTTCCCGCGTCACGGTCACGGTCACCAATGCGCCCGTAACGAGCAATGTGTTCTATTTCTCGTCCTCGAGCGGGGCGCGATTGCTGCGGTGGACGAACCAATTTAGCTCGACCACGATCCAGACCAATCTACTTGGGACAAATCAAAGCACGACCAATCTGTTCTTTGCGATCGCCAATTACCCGACGCTCGGGACGACGGTCCGCTGGGCCAGCAGCAACAGCATTGTTCTGAGCGGCGTTTCGATGGTGGCTACGCAGCTGGGGGATTGGTGCAGCATCACGACGAGCGCGCTTTCTGGCACCAATCAATACGATCTGGCGTTGCCATTCGATACGCTGCCGGAGACCAATCGGACAAACAATGCTAACGAGCTCGTCTATGGCCTGGACAAATACGCGACGGCGCGCGCAATGAGCAACTGGTCGTTCTTACTGCCGACGTTCCTGGGGAATGTGAGCTTTGACACCCTGAGCATCGGGCCGGGTTTATTCAGGCAGGGGGGTGGATGGTCGGGCAAGCAGCGCGCCGCGGGGAGCCTGTCCATCATGACAAACGATTTTTATGTCGGGGCCAATTCCAAGACCGGCGCCGTCACGCTCACGCTGACCAATGCCGCAGCTTGCAGCAATCAGTTGTTCGTGATCAAAGACGAGGGCGGAAATGCCGCGCTCAGCAACATTACCGTAGCCGTTCAGAGCGGAGATTTCATCGACGGTTCCCCAAGCGGCAAGATCATCACGAACAACTACGGCGCGATGTTTGTCATTTCGCGCGGCGGAACCAACTTTTTCACCGTTCAATCAGCGACGGGGGGCGGCGAAGCCAATGTGCTTGGAAGCCCAGCGGCGTCCAACGCTACGGTCAAACCGCTCGCGTTGGACAAGGTTGGGGTAACCAATAGGATGCTTGCGGTCGAGGCCGGAACGAACATGCATTTCACGATGACCGGAACATCTGTCGTGTTCAATGTCGTCTCGGCTGGAGGCAGCGGCTTGTCGAGTCTTCCGACCGGAAATCTTCTCTGGGTCGATAAGGTTAACGGGAGCGACGCGACCGGAGTCCGGGGGCGCCTGGATAAACCGTTCGCCAGTCTGGGCATGGCTAAAACCAATGCCGTGGCCGGAGATACGATCATGGTTCTGCCCGGTATCTATAACGAGCACAGCCTCCACAAGAAAGCGATTAACTGGCACTTCTTCAACGGCGCCCGCTACACCAACAGCACGTTCGGGAAGTTCTTCTTCGACGAATGCACCCTTGGAGCAACCACCAATTACATCACCGGAGATGGCGTTTTTGAAACCGACGACATCCTGCTGGATATGTGCAACGCCGGATCGTTCATCTACATCGAGGCGCTCAAGCTGAAGTCTCGGGCCGGCCCCTGCCTGCGTGTAGATACTTCGACCCTTACCGTGAAACGCGCCACCATCGAGGCCCAGTCTGGCATTGCCGTGGAGACATGGGGCGACGCGGAGGTGAATCTGGACAACTGCAAGCTCATCACCCGCGAGATCGGATCGATGTATGCCAATCCGTTCTCGTTCGCCACGGCCGGCACGAACTCGACCTTGCGGGATTGCGTGCTTATCTCCAGCAATACGGTGGCCTCGATCAACGCATCGGCCGCATGCCAGATGCGGCTCTACGGATCGACAATGGCCACCGTCACCAATAATGAGGGTTATATCGGATTCCTGACCGGCAGCAATCGCTTTGAAATTTCTGACGCAGTAAGATGACTCTTCGCTTCCTCGATTGTTTCCTGGTCGCGCTCGTGGCCATTACCGCGCCCATCTGGGGGCCTATCATTGTGCTCATCGTGCTTTGCCAGCATGCGTTCCAGATCGCCAAGACGTATTGGGACAAGTGGCGCGAGAATCCGCCGCCTGCCCGCTGCATCTGCCAATCATGCGGCTTGGGCTTTGACGTGCCTCCTGGAGATTTTCATGTCGTGCGATTGGCCGCGGGGCTTCGCGTAGTCTGCGCGGATTGTTGGAGCAGATTGCACGGGAAGGAATGACGCAAAATGCAATCTGACTTTGCAGCGAATCTTAATCCCAAAATGAAACGTCATATAATTAAACCCGCCCTCCTCTTTCTCGTCTGCTTCGCAGCTCTGGCTCAATCCCCTCCGGCTGCGCCCCAAAATCTGCGCCTCGCAACTGATGTCACTGCGTCCACGATCGGACTCACGACCATTGCCGGGGCCAACAATCCTTTGGGCATTCCTCATCAGGGCTGGGCTGCTTACTGGCAGCTGCCGGACACAAATAACATCTGGATCCCCGAATATACCATTGACGGCGGGACCACTTGGACCCGTTGCGGAAATCAGTGGGCGAGTCTCGGTGGAGATTTCGGGAACTGGAATTGGACGGAGACCGGAACAAACTGGACCTTTCCTTATCCGATCACAATAGATCAGTGGTTGGTAAGAATTCGCAACGTCGGTCCGCTTCCATGGTTGCGTCCCTTCAGTGTGGCCATGGCTGCACAGCTTTCACCAAGGATAGCACAGACGGTGCGGATTCCGCCGCTTCCGCGCGAGGTAACTCCAGGATTGGTTTTGACAGCTGCCTCAATCATGGACCCGGATTGCGATTGTCGGCTGTTCAGAGTTTCGTTTTATGCGCACACAAATCACATCTACAGCTTTCAGCGGTCCCGTGATCTGGTGAATTGGGAACTGCGGCCACCAGAAATCGACGGGGAAGAAGGAGTGAACGCCTTTTACGACGTTTTCGACGGCGAGGCTGTTTACCGCGTTATGTCTCGCGAGGGCGTTTTGCCATAGGTCGGCAAGGTGAAGGGATATGGACACCAAGCAAGATTCGGTCTGGAACATAGAAAGTTATCGGCTTCACAACGAAGCCATGCGTGCCGCCGAAGAGAAGCTTCGGGAGGCGATGCGGGAATCGGACCGGCTCCAGGAAGCTTTGCGCGCGGCTGAAGAGAAATTCCAGGCTGAGCGAGATCGACGCTATGCCGAGGTCGCGACGGAACGGGAAAAGGCGCTGAAGATTAAAGAGACCGCGGATCTCGCGGCTTTGGGTTTGGCTCGGGAAATTCAAACCTACAAGGATGAAAAGGCCAATGAACTCAGAGAGCAGATCAGCAAGGAGCGCGGCGATTACCCGACTCGGACTGAATTAAAATCTGCCATCGAAAAGATCGAAGCCACGATAAAGCCTATCAGTGAGTATGTGGTCACCCAACAGGGCGGGCCACGAGCGATCACTACGGCAATGCTTGTCACGATAATCACCGTTGGCCTGGCCGTGGTCGGGTGCCTCGTGACGGTTCTGCTCATGTTCAAGAAATGAAACGATGAACTATATGCTGGATGTAACGCGGTCTTACCGGCTCGTTTGGATCAAGGCCGCACTGCTGATCGTCCTTCCAGCGTTGACTTTGTTCGATTCTTATACCGAGACGTGGAGCCAAGCTGATTGGAAAGCGCAGTCGGATTTCTCCATTATTCGGCTGGGCGTTAAGATGTTCATCGCTTCAGCAAGCGTTTACATAGCCTGGATCGACAAATCGCTGGGCCGCGCTGCCGACGATTTCAGCAAGCGTCGTCGAGAAAGAGCCGAAACCGAACACGTTGAGAAAGGCAAAATATGACTACATCGCTATTATTCGGACTCTGGTCATCGTGGCCCCTGACGCCCGCCACGGCAAAATATAAGGCCGAGTATTTTGCTGGTTCTGCTGGGTTGGAAGGTTTTCGGGCCAGCCATCCACGGATGAATACAAAAAGTTTTATGGTGGGGTACCAGCATAAGGGCATGTGCCCAAAAACCCGGCAAAATGGAATCTAACTATTAAAGTTTTCCGAGGAACGTAATGAAAACGCTATTCGCAGTCTTACTGACCCTCGCCGGCGCCATCAGCGGCGGTGCCATTACGACGAATGTGGTCTTCACCTGGGACGCGCAAACGGGGCCGGGGATTGGATTCAAGTTTTACGAGATCGTCGGCACGACGCGCGTGTTGCTTGGCGGCTCGACGACCAACCGATTCACCGTCCAGAATTGGACCGTGGGAGCGCCACGCATTTTCACCGTGACGAGCACCAATTTCTGGGGCGAATCCGGGGAGGCTGTTCCGTATATCTCGCCACCGGCGCCAGTGACGCCATCCAATCTGCAGCCGGTTGGGTTTTCTTTCGTGACCCCGGTTCCCGGAGTACTCGAACTAAGTCGAGATCTGACCGATTGGCGCGAGCGGTTGCGCATTACGTCGGCTGCCGGTAATTCGGCCAGTATTGAGCTCGTTCAAATCCCGATGGAGCCGATGCTATTCGGCCGAGTGAAGGCCCCATTTACCCCCACGGCGGCACCCATCCCTCGCTGAAAAACCACCTATGAAATCGTCACCGAAACTCTGGGCCGCGGCCCTGGCCGTGGCGTTATTCACTGTTGCAAAAGCGCAGGCGCAAGACGACGCGCCCAAAAATTGGTGGACCGACTTTTCGGTCTCGCCCTACGGCGCGGTTAGCCATCCCGATTTCGGCAAGCCGGTTTGGGGCGCAGGCCTGGATCTCGGATACAACATCAACCGGGTGGTGTCCGTTCATTTGGCCAATACGGTCTTCGATTATGACCATGCGGGCTGGTTTGAGCACAGCTCGATCGACGAGACCGAGGCGCTGTTTCGCGCTGACTTGATCAAGACTGGTGGGGCTGGAAAAGATCGTTTCGTGGCATTCCTCTTGGGATCTGGTAGCCGCAACTGGGAAACGGAGGATTGGGCATTCGGCGCTGGCGTCGGCGCTGAACTGCGGCTGTCGCGCAACTTCAGCTTGGGAGTGGATAGCAGGATCCGAGCATGGATGAAGCAAGACAAAGACTTGATGACTCGCGGTTTTTTGAGCGTGAAATTCTGATGAGTATTTTTGGCATTATGAGCAGTCCACAAGACAAGGCGTTGGTTAATGCTGTAAACCACGTCGCCGATGCGGTCCTGAAGTTGGTTCCAGGCGGGAATCAGGGCGTGGATTGCGCGACAAAAGCGGACCTTGAGGATCTCAAGTCCGAGCTGTTGTCGGCCATCGAAGCGATTCAAACGACTTCAGAAGAAGACAAAGCCATACTTGACGCCCTCCTGCTGCGGATCCAGGCCCAGAGCATGAAGCTAGAAGCCCTCGACCGGAAGATATGAGAATTTGACTTTGCGCTGAATAGGCGCAGAAAACGGCGACGTTTCGCCAAAAACAAAAACAGAAACAAAAGGAAAATAGATGAGTGCAATTAAAGATTACGGCGACAAGGTCACCGCATTTTTGGATCGGCAGGATGCCGCCATCACCGGAGTTTCCGGCGATGTGGACTTCCTGGTGGCCGAGATCAAGCGGCTCCAAGGAACAGCCGGGGCGATTACGCCGGAGGACCAAGCCATCCTTGACGGAATCCAGGCCCGAGCCGAGGCAGCCGCGACAAAACTGGAGGCTCTCGACGCATTGACGCCCCCGCCGCCTCCGGCTTAATACGTCAATCCCCAAGAAAACTTGGGAACCACGGCACGCCGTCGAATCCAACCGACAAACGGTTGACGCGATCAGGGCTTATCTGCGGCGGGCCAGCCGGAAGAAAAGGTCCACCCCAAGCGCCAGTCCGACAACAGCTGGCGCCCGGTCCCCGGCGGATGCGGTTCACGCTCTGGCCGCATCCGCTCTTTTGACGCCATGAAATGTTACCTGTTCCTGCTGCTGTTCTGCGCCGGCTGTTCAACCATCGAGCACCCCTATATCAAGGAGACGACCAACAATCCTGATGGAACGTGGACAGTGCGCGAGATGAGCGCGGACCGGATCGTCAATGGCAAGGCCAGCGGGATCAACATGCTGGCGAAGTAGGATTAGGCGTCGAAGTGAAATCCGGCGCCATCCGCTTCAATAAGCCCATCAATCTTTCTTTGGCCTCGAAAAACCCCGGCTCGAATGGCCTGTTAAGGATCATCTCGAACTCGTTCATTGCCTCAATGAAATCTCTGCGCTTGTCCTCATAAAGTTCGCGCATGATCATTTCGCGGAGATGTTCCTTTGCATATTCCTTTTGCCCTACTGGAACATCGTCAGCAACTGATAGTTGAGCGTGGACTTCAAGGGTCGCGGTAATATTGGTCATATAACGCCGCCCGTCGCGCTCCTCACGGAATATTAGGGCGAATGGTTCTTTCATTTCTTGATTGCCTCCTTCAGCGCGATCCTCGCCAGTCCGCGCGGCTCATTGCGCCCCTGCTCCCAGTTTGCGAGCGTTTTAGTTGGGATCCCGAGCTTCTCGGCGAATTCTGATTGCGACAGCTTATGCCTCCGACGAGTTGCGTTGTTCATGGCCCGGGTCCGTTCACCACTTCAAAGTGCAGATTCGTAATGATTACGCCCGTTCTGTTCTCAACCGATATAATGCGACCGGAGCTATCGAGTTGAATCATGATGCGATGTTGGTCGCGCAAATCCCTCCTGATTTCTCCAACGATCCAGATGATCGTGAAGACGGCGATTGACGCAGCCAGGAAATATCTCGCTTTGTCACTCATCGCCGCGCGCCCTCAAGTTCCTTCTCCGTCAGAAGCGATGGTTTCGAGATCGGCGCAGTGAAAGTCACCATCTTACCCTTACCCACCGTCGTCTCGATCGACTCCAACAGAATCTCCTGGCGACGCACGCTCAAGAAAATCAGGAACGTCAAACCGACGCACGCAAGGAACATCAACGCGAGCACAACGAGAAAGAGAATTTCCATAGTCCGAGCCAATACGCCCGCGGCTGGGCGTTGGCAATTACAAAAAGGCGGGGGAATCGGATCGGGCCTCAGATCGTTGTAGCCCATTTAGGCTATGCCTTCCGTATCACTACGGACTAGACGAACTCGGCAATATAACCGACAACCTTCCTCGTTGAAAGTCCGAGTAACAATTCATCTTCCGAAGCGGCTTCTGAATGTGGCGCGCCGCCGTGCTGCAATAATGGAGAAGCAGTCGCGGATGCCGATTAGCCTGGGAGATTACATTGCGATCCTGATCTCGGCCCAGGAATGCGAAGACAAAATGATGGAGACTGCGGCGTGACCCTTAACCAAGCCATCTCCCAACTGCGCGAACTCGGCACCATAGCCAAAGCCCGGGCTGAGTATCACCGCATCTCAAACCCCGTGGTCTTCGCGCACATGACTGGGCGCTCCGAGGCGTTTCTTCGCGCCGCCGACATTCTTACCGCTTTTGCGATGGCCGATCTTCCAAACGAAATGCGGCGAGAGGTCATTGCGGCGACAACAAGCGAAGGGAAACGATCATGAGCGAATCAATGAATCGTCGCGCGTTCTTCGGCGGCCTATTCGCCATCCTGCCAGCCGCCACTTGCTATAGGCGCATCTGGAAGGAAATCGCGAAGACGGAGATGCGGCACGAATGCCTCATCAAGATCGGCTTTTCCGTGAACGAAAGCGAGCAGATTTGGAAGTATATCCAATATATCGAGCGCGAGGCGGGTAGCCTAATCGCTATTCCGTTCGATCTTTTTTCCTACACCAAAACGGAGGCCACCGTATGATCTTCCCGCTTATCCTGACCATCGTGTTCCTGTCCTGCCAAACGATCCTCGTTCTCCTGGAGCTTGCGCCGCCGCGTACTCCCCCCTTGCCTCGCGTTCCCCACAACTGGCGCGATGTTTCAAAGCGCGGCGGCGTTTCCTTTCGGGCTCGCGTTGGCGGGAGGCCGGGATCGCCGGTTCGGGTTCTGACGTTTTTGCCATGGGGGGAAATGTGAGCGAGTCGAAGCCTCCAAAATGGATCGAGTTACCGCTGCCGGTTGATTACGCCAAGCTGCGGGATGCTTATATGGCGGCTGGTTGGAAGTGGGGCATTATGGAGTCTCGCGCCTTTCCATCCATGGATGGAATCCGCGGGCTGGTAGAGGATCTGCTATCTGGACGACACATGGGCAGCGGAGGGCTTCGACGCAATCATGGCGGACCGCTTGAAGCCGATCGACGTATCGCCGTTCCGTATCTGTCCGCAATCCGCCAAACACCCGCCAACACATGACTACCCCAACCCAACCCTGTCCCGCCTGCGATGGTCATGGCGGGACGCACGTCACCTGCTGGCTCTGCAACGGCAACGGATGCACCGATTGCAGGAGTAGCGGTCAAGTGGCGCGAACGTGCGAGGCCTGCAAAGGGACAGGGGAGGTTCCAATTTGTCTGCATGGTTTGGACTCCGGCGCGTCGGATGGTGGCGACGGGCAACGCCGATGCCTCTGCGGCTCGTCAGCCCGAAGTAGCGGTAGCGGGCAAGCCACCCATGCAGACATTTCTTTCCCAATTTCCGAAACTCTTAATTGCCCGCCTGAAGGGCAAATAATCAGGGCGCCGCACGATCTTGCAGCCGACCACTGTCGGACAACGTCGGCGGTGCCCCCGGTTTTCAACAAAAACGAGAAGGCCGCACGGGACCACGCTTGCACAGTAGCCACCGAATTCATTGGTCTGGGTTCGGGCAGTCCGGCGCCAGTGCAAGTGCCGATGCGGCCATTCGCTTTCGCGGATAGGAAAAACTCGGACAGTCTTCCGTTGACGGGTTGCGTAAACGAGATCGCCGGGAGCCCCATCCGCGTTCTACTCACGGATGAGTTAGCGCGCCAGCTCGCGCAGAAGCCGCACCATTTTCAAGCGATGGTTGCCGCTTTTCCGAATGGAGTATACGCGCGCGAGTTGGCCGTTTCGTTGGCGCGCAAGATGGAGGCGTATTTATGACCTACGATTCCTTCATCCAGACCAAGCTGGCCGCGGTTCCCCCATCGGGGTTCGAGCCGTATGAACTGTGTCGGCATCTTTGGGATTGGCAACGCCTAATCGTGGCATGGGCATGTCGCCGCGGTCATGCGGCACTGTTCGAGGAATGCGGACTTGGCAAGACGATTCAACAGTTGGAATGGGCCAGGCAGGTTCATTTCCATACCGATGCATCGGTTCTGATTGTTTGCCCATTGGCCGTTGCTCACCAGACTCAGGCCGAAGGGAAGCAATTCGGATTCAAGGTGAACGTCGTGCGCGAGAAAGCCGATGTCCGAAGCGGCATCAACATCGTGAATTACGACCGGCTTGAACGGTTGGATGCTTCGGAATTCTCCGGCGTGGTCCTGGATGAGTCCAGCATCCTCAAAGCACTGAGGGGCACCACTCGCCAAATGCTGACGGAGATGTTTCGACTCACACGGTATCGTCTCTGTTGCACTGCTACTCCGGCTCCTAACGATTTTACCGAATTGGGGCAGCATGCGGATTTTCTGGGGATCTGTTCGCCGGGTGAAATGCTTGCCAGTTATTTCATCAATGATGCCAGCGATACGGGGACATGGCGACTCAAAGGCCACGCCGAGGAAGCATTCTGGCAATGGGTTTCGACATGGGCTGCATGCGTTTCGACGCCATCCGATCTCGGCTATTCCGATGACGGATTCATTCTGCCGGCGGTCAATCAGCAAATCATCGAGGTTGCTGCCGACCACCGCGCCGACGCCGCATCTGGAGAACTACTGCGCAATCCCAACGTGAGCGCAACTGCCATGTTTGGCGAGCGCCGCCGTTCGATGATCGATCGGGTTAAAGCCGCCGCCGACATCGTAAATGCATCAGCCGAGGCCTTCATTGTCTGGTGCGAAACCAATGACGAATCAGCCGAACTGCGCAAAGCGATTCCTGATTGTGTAGAGGTCGTCGGATCTGATGCCCCGGAGGACAAGGAAGACAAGCTGGTCGCGTTCTCGTCGGGCGCAGCTCGCGTCATCGTCACCAAGCCACGGATCGCTGGATTCGGACTAAATTGGCAGCATTGCCATAACGAGATTTACGTTGGCCTCACCCACAGCTACGAGCGGTTTTACCAAGCCTGTAAACGCATCCACCGCTTCGGCCAAAAGCGGCAGGTGAACCGTTGGGTCATCAAGACTGATTTGGATGATGGAATCATGCGGACCATCGCCCGCAAGTCAGCGCAGCACGACACCATCCGCACGTTGGTTAAATTCACGGCGCAAAATCTCATGGAAGCAATAGTGGAAACACCGATGAATACCGAACTTGAGCGAGCAACCGGGGAGGGATGGGAATTGTGGAACGGCGACTGCGTGCGCGTGGCCGAACGCATGGCCAATGAGAGCGTGGACTTCTCGATCTTTAGCCCACCATTTGCGGACCTGTTCACCTACTCCAATGATATCCAGGACATGGGCAATTGTCGCGGGCTAGATGACTTCATGAAGCAGTTTCGCTTTCTGGTCGAGCAGTTGATTCGGGTTACAGTGCCCGGCCGAGAATGCGCGGTCCATTGCTGCGATTTGCTGGCCACGAAATGGAAGGATGGCGATATCGAGTTCAAAGATTTCTCCGGGGCCATCGCGACGCTATTCCGATCCATGGGATGGAAATTGCATTCAAGGATCACGATTTGGAAAGACCCCGTG